GACTTCATCATCGACTGCGGGCTGGTGCTCGACGAGCAGCGCGTTCCGGAGACGGGCCGCTGGATCGTGGTTCCCCCGTGGGTCGCTGCGATGGTGAAGCGCTCGCAGTTCCAGCAGGCGTACCTGACCGGTGACGCTGTGTCCATCGCGCGCAATGGGCGCCTGGGCATGATCGACCGGTTCACCGTGTACGTCAGCAACCTGCTGCCGGTCGGCAACGGCTCGAACGTGTCGGCAACGGGTACGACCTACCCGGAGCTGGCGTCCGAGACCAACGGCGGTGGTCTGAAGACCGGCGAGTGGGCCGTGTACTTTGGGCACAGCCTGGGCCTCACGTTCGCGTCGCAGATGACCAAGGTCGAGACGCTGCGCTCTGAGAGCACCTTCGGTACCCTCATGCGCGGTCTCCAGGTCTGGGGCTTCCAGGTCATCAACCCCACCCTCGTGGGTGAGGCGATCGTGGTGAACTCCGGTACCTGATCCGACTGACGCCCTCTTGGGTGTGACGATCAAGGGGGCCATTCCTTAACCGGGGTGGCCCCCTTTCTTCTTACGGAGACCTTGATATGTCCGACACCAGTGTAAAATCCATCGACGACGCGCTCTTTGAAGCGCGGACGATCGTCAATGACCTTCAGGTTCCGTATCGTAATCCTGATACGACTCTCCTCACATTCCTAAATACAGCGCTGCGCGTGCTGTACAGCGTGCGGCCGGACGCCTACATCGGCAACTTCAGCTCCGGGGTCATCTCCAACAACGCCGTGGAGACCTTCTACGCGTCCGACCTTGGCAAGACGCCGGCTACCTCCTTCCCCGTGGACGACCGCCTCTTCTTCGCCCCCGTGGTGGCGTATATCGCGGGCCGCGTTGAGATCCAGGACGACGAGTTCACTGACCAATCGCGCTCCGCGCAGCTCAACCAGAGCTTCGTGCAGCAGCTCCAGGGAGCATAACCATGGCTATAGCCACTCTCGACGGCGGTCAATCTTCCCAGGCTCTGGGCGGACAAGTCCTCCAGTACGTCATCAACCTCGTGTTGCAGCAGATCCCAGGCGTCCCGGACCAGCTTGCGGCGACGCAGCTCACGCAGGTCGCGCGCGAGTTCTACACGAAGTCCACGGCATGGCGCGAGGATGTTGGGCCGTACACGATCAAGGCGCTCCAGGACATCGTGCAGCTCAACCCGGTGGACCAGAACAAGCGCGTCCAGTTCGTGCTCGATGCGTGGTTGTTCCCGTTCGAGGGGGCCAACCTGCCACAGCAGCTCACCGTGCTCACCCGAGCGCCGTATGGTGGCACGCCGCAGCCCCCGAGCCGGTACTTCATGAAGGCGATGGACCAGTTGCAGCTCTACCCGGTACCGGACCAGAGCTACGGCAAGATCCTGTACGTCCGCGCGTCCCTCGTGCCCACTCCGACTGCGAGCACGCTGCCCGACGTGGCGTATACCCACCACCTGGATGCGTTGCAATACGGCGTCCTGGCGCGGCTCTATCGCATGCCGAAGAAGCCCTGGAGCGACAAGCAGCTCGGTCAGGACTACGAGCGCAAGTTCCGTCAGGAGATCATGACATGGCGCGACGTGGCAGAGCGTGGCAATGGACCGGCTGACACGCCGATCTTCTACCCGCGCTTCGCCGGCCGCGGCGGATCGCAGCTACTTCCGAGGGCAGGTGGATGAGCGACGGGGCACCGACGGATTTCCTCTACAACAACGCGCGGCATCTGTTCGCGACGGCCCAGCTCAACTGGCCAACCGCCGCTGTCAATGCCATGTTGGTGAACAACCAGTACGCGCCGTTGCTCACGGATCAGTATGTCAGCAATATCCCGGCGTCAGCGATCATCGTCCGCGACTACGCGTTGACCAACCTGGGGGAGAAGAACGGAATCTGCTACGGGACGATCCCAGAATGGACCGGTATCCTGACGCCGTACACGGTGGCCGCCATCGTTCTGTATGTGAAGACGGCCAGCGATGCGACCAGCCCGTTGATCTACTACAGTTCAACGGGTCCCGGATTCCCGTTCGTCCTTCAGGGCTTCGATTACGCAGTTGGGTTCGATCAAGCCAACGGTGGTTACTTTCAGGTATGAGTAACTACGGGGCAATAACCGGGTTGGAAGCGGTTGTAACGACGTTTGGATCTGTTCTATTGAGCTGGTCTTCTTCGCCGTACTTGACTGCTACATACACTGCGAATGGATCTTTCCCAGCGCCGGATAGCATGACTACTCAGCTTGAGGTAGTCGCTGTCGGCGGAGGATCAGGCGGCGGCGGCGCTCCAGCCGGTTTTGATATAACTGGGCTAGCTGGCTACGGAGGGGCCTATGTCGATGCGTTCTTCGCTCCGTTATCGCTTTCGTATCCTGTTACGGTCACCATAGGAACAGGAGGAGCTGGTGGCCCAGCAGTTGGTACGGCGGCGACACCCGGAACTCCAGGTGGTGATACTTCTTTCGGGTCATATGTTGTCGCGCAAGGCGGCAAACAATCTCCGTCTCCAGCGGCTGTTGGTACTGTTACAGGGGCTACTTCGTACACAACTGAAAACGGTGGCTTGTGGACAGGTGGCGGCGGCGGTGGATCTTTTGCGAGTACCACGCACGCCGGCGCATCTGGAGCTGATACGAGCGGCACCGGGATAGGTGCTCCGCCGCAAACCGGCGGTGTATGCGCTGATGGTCCCGGAGGGAATGGCGGTAATGCCCCCGGGTTTGCTCCTGGTACGAACGGGGCCAATTATGGCGGTGGCGGTGGCGGCGGAACTGCTAATGGGTCGGTAAATTCCCCAGGTGGAAACGGTGCCTCCGGCGTGCTGATAACCACATTGACCTACCCGATCGCAGACAGCTTCGATGTGTATCGAGACGGCGTGTTTATCGGTAATACGACTGCGCCAAATTGGACCGACGCCAGTCCTCTCTCCGGGTCGCATACGTACAAAATCGTGGCGCTATATGGGTTTACAGAGGCGACACAGGGAGCCGAGTCCATCGTGGTGCAGGTTTCTGTGCCCCCGGCCGCCGTGTATGGTAAATTCGTGGGGGCAGCGGTCTACCCCGCGGTCCAGGTAAGCCGAGTGGGGGACATCCAGCCCCGCATCTGGCCCGCGAAGAAGAACAACACGGTGCAGGCATGAGTACGTATAGCGGTGTGTTCACACAGGCTCCTGAAGAGAAGCGCAGGTATATCCTGGATTATACGCTCACCCTATCGACGGGTGAGACTGTCACGAGCATCTCGTCTCCGATCAACATCACGCAGACCTTCGGGACGAACCCGCCGGTTGCTGCATTCCAGATCACGAGCGTCGTGGTCGGTCCCGGTAGCCTCCAGGTAGTGTTCTACGCCAACGGGGGCGACGACGGGGACGAGTTTGAGGTTCAGTTCCTGGCCAACACGAGCGCTGGTCAGATCGTGGAAGACGTGGTCAAGTTCACTATCAGGTCTGACCTATGAGCAGCATCATTCTTTTCAATGACAACGCATCATCGCTCCTGGCGTCGGGTATCGGCTCCGGTGACACCAGCCTGACGGTAACACCGGGGACTGGCGTGCTGTTCTCGAACCCCGGCGCTGGCCAGATTGCACTCGGCACGCTTGAAGACGTGAACGGCAACATCGAAGTCGTCACGATCACGAGCCGCACCGTGGACTCATTCGTGATCGTGCGCGGCCAGGAGAACACAACTCCGCTGCCATTCGCTTCTGGCACGCGCTTCGAGCAACGAGTCACCGCTGGGATGCTTGGTGCGTTCTTCCAGAAGACCGGCGGCGATACCCTCAGCGGGACGACCAACGTCACCGGCGTCCTACAGCTTGGTGCCGGCGGCTCGCTTCAGGGCGGGGAATACGCCGGTGGTTATATCCGTTCGCAGCCCGGCGATACCAGCAACCAGATTCACGTGCCGATCGGCTCGCCGGCTACGGCCGCTGGCAGCCCGATCCTGACAACTGCGAACCTCTTGAGCAGTCTGCCCAGTGGGGTGGGTGTCGCAGTCACTGGTATGATCGTTCTGTGGAGCGGCACCAGCTCATCGGTTCCCTCCGGCTGGGTTGTCTGCGATGGTACCCACGGCACACCGGACCTTCGGGACCAGTTCGTGCTCGGTGCCGGCGGGGTCCTTGCGACCTCCGGCGGATCATCCAGCACTACGACCGGCTCAACTTCCCTCGGTGGCCTATCTGTTGGCAGCACCGCGCTGACAATTGACCAAATCCCGTCTCATAGCCACCGGTGGTGGGCGAGCGGCTTGACGTACAGCTCCAACGGTCAGCCTGCGGTCATCGGTATCCAGAGCGGCTCTGGCTCGTATCACACCAACCTCAGCGAACTGGGCGGTGGTCAGTCGGCCGTGGACTTCATCGAGACGACCGGCGGTAGCGGCGGCCCGGGTTCCAGCACCGCGGCGAATCCGCACACGCACTCGATCAGCGGCGGAACCGCGCACACGCACTCGTACACGCTGCCGCCGTACCGCGCGCTGTTCTACATCATGAAGACGTAGGACTGCCATGGCCAAAACTACGGCAATCCGGGCGCCCACGACCGATCCGGTCAATCACCAGATCGTTCTGCGCCAGCTCAAGGAAGCATCTGAGACAGCGAACCGTCTACGCGGCAATGCCCGCGACAGCTTCGCGCAGGTCGGTGAGCTGGTGGATGCCGGGATCGTGCGTCTCGTAGATGACAAGCTGGTGTCCCCAACTCCGTCCAGTCTGCCTCCAACTGTCGTCCCGAGCACGCGCCAGATAAAAACTGGCGGCTCGATCCAGGGCGGCGGGACTCTGGCGACCGATCTCAGCTTGGAACTGGTCGGCGACACCGGTTCTCCCGGCAACAACATGGTGTACGGCACCAACGGTAGCGGTGTGAAGGGATGGTATACGGGAGGAAGTGGAGGGTCTTCGACGCTTGCTGGGCTGTCCGACGTGTCTCTTAGTAGCCCTACCAACGGGCAAGTTTTGACGTACGATTCCGGATCGTCTAAATGGAAAAATCAGGCAGGTGGCGGCGCGGGCTCGGGTGCCCTTCCCGGAACTATATCTGACCTAGCTTTCTGGTGGGAGAGTGACAACCTGTTAGTTTCAAATGGAAACGGGATCATGGTGATGCAAGATCGTACTCCATGGTATGGGCTATCTGCCTCGCCGCAGTCAACAAGGCTAGCAACGTGTACCACTGGGGGACTGAATAGCCTGCCAACTGCTGCCTTTACAAGCGCTGGTGAGCCTTACGTTATTCCGGGGGCTGGCTTTGTTCTGAAAAACGCGACTATCTTCGTCGTGTTTAGCTGTTCTGCTCCAGCGGGTCCCGTAGCGTTCATAGGTACATCTGGTGGCAGCGGGCTAGTGTTTCGCATCTATGCCAACGTGCTTGGCGTTTTGAGTGATCTTGTCGGTGGCGGTGGTGCGGGGACAGCGACAGTAGTTGCGAATACATGGTATCAAGCAAATGTTACTTATGCCGATGCCACGGGCGCGTTTGCTTTTCGACAAGCGCGAACGGCGGCAGGAAGCGGAACCGGGAGCGTCAATGTCGTCACCGCAGGAACAAATTGGCTCGGGTCAGGAGGGGGCGGTTCCGAAAACTACCAAGGTAGCATAGCCGCCATCATCGTCTACAACCGCGTGCTCAGTAGCGCTGAAATTACGAGCGTTGAAAACTACCTGTTCGCAAAGTGGGGAGTCTGATGACCACTCTAAAGATTGAGAACTTCACTGGCATCGCGCCGCGCTGGTCGAACCGCCTCCTGGCGAACTCGGCCGCGGTGACGGCTGCCAATGCGAAGCTGCTCTCTGGCGAGCTGCGGGGTCTGCGCGAGACGCAGTCGCTCTACAATTTCGGGGATGTCAGCCCTGAGATCGCCCGAGCATACCGGCTGCCGGCCACGGTAGGTGCCCCGCTGCCGATCAGTTCCTCGGACTTCTGGCTCGGGTTCACCGACCCGCAGGTGGATTTCGTCCGCACTCCGGTGCTGGAGGATAGCTTTGAGCGCTATTACTGGACCAGTGATTCTACCCGCCTCGGCGGGGTTCCTCAATACAACACTCGCGCCCGTATCCAAGGG